AGCAGAAATTAACTCAATACTAAATATTTAAGATTGATTCTATTTCTTCTGTTGTTAATCCTGAAGCCTGACCTAATTTAGTTATTGCATCAATACGCGCTTGTTTCTTGGCTTGTGCTTCGCTTTCGAGTAGGCGTTGTGCTTGTAATGTTGCTTCTTGGTCTGCAATAAAATCTGCCTTTGCTTGACCAGTTAATTCTATTTTGTCGTTATCTATCTGTACAAATATTTTCTCAGTTGCCATTGTCATAACTCCTATTGGTTGTAACCATAAACTTGAATTGAACCAGTAAATGTTCCAGTTGCTGTAAAAACTGTAAAACCATCATAAGCAGTTGATAAAGAATGACCTACTGAAGTTAGTGTTTGAAATACTTGAGTTGTATCTGTTGTAACAATAGAAGTAGAACGATTATAACCATAAGTTTGTGACGCTGCTTGGGGATTAAACAATTCATATTCTTGAACATAACGACCAGCAGGTCTGATTTCATTTGCGTACCAATAAGTATTTGCATTTCTTGCAGCACCAACTGATGATGCATCTGCATATAAACCTTGAGTTCCATAATTTGATGCAGTTGCATCAGTTCCTGCAACTCTTAATCTGAACAGAGCATCATTGTTAGTTGAACCAACAAAATCCATTAAAATTCTATAACGTTTATAGGTTGATGTAAAAACATTGTTTACAGATTGACTAGATACTCCACTAATACAAACTAAATTCGTGCTACATTGCAAACAAGCAAGTTAAGTCCCTGCGCTCAAACAACGCAGGAGACAAAATGCGTTTCAAAATAACTGCAATAACAATCACTTGCGCACTAATCGCAACACCAGCAATCGCATTCACAGAACCATACCCAGGAAGTTATCGCGAAACACGCGACATAACCTGCCCTGCACAATACCCAATCAAAACAGGTGAGGGTGTAATGGGTGGTGGATACATAACAACCTGCTGGACACAACAAGCCTGGAATCTACAAATGACAGGTGGAGATGATTGGACAGCGTGGCTTAACGGCACATACACGCCAGCACCAACACCAACACCAACTGTGACAATAACCCCAGCACCAGTTGTGATTGAAAGAACAGTTGAAAAAACTGTAAGTGGTGGAACAACAACAATTGTTGAGCTAGTTCCTTGTCCTGTGCCTGACCTCTCAACTAAAGATAAAATAAGAAAAGAAATAAAGAAATTAAAAAAGCAAGTCTCTAAATTAGAGAAAAAATTAAAGAAAAGTAATTAATGGAAAACCAGTCACCACGTTTCACAATCAATGAAATCTTGGATGCTTACTACAAAAGATTTCAAGTTTTAGGTCACAAGAAACAACTATGGCTGACTGATAAACATTTAATCCTGCGCTTAAATGACATTTCTCATCCAGAATTTGCAACAACAGAAGACCTTGAAAGAGCTGTAATGAAGTCTCCAGGGCTATCTACCAAAAAAACCAATGTCAATAGATACAAAATGATTTATCGCCATTTGCTGTACTTAAAACTTATCCCTGAGCGAGAATCTCCAGCAGAAAAACTTCCAAGGATTCGTAAACCAAAATCAATGCCAAGACCTTTTACACATAACGAGGTTGCTTTGATTATGAAAGAAGCTAAAGAACCACAGAAGCATTGGTTTATCCTGTCTTGCTTTGCTGGCCTCAGAGCAGCCGAAATAAGCCTTGTAAAGGGCGCAGATTTAGAAGAATTACAGGATGGCTACATGATTCGTATACCTGCTGGAAAAGGTGGCACAGATTTGGCTTTGCCAGCTCATCCTGTGGTTGTTGAAATGATTAAGTCGTATAACACTTTGGGTCGTTTGTGGCCGACTATGTTTCCTCATTCTTTATCAGTTGCTGCTTGTAAAGAGCTTAGAAGATTAGGGATAAACAAAAAGTTGCACTCAGGTAGACATTATTTTGCAACCAATGCTTATTCTGTTTCCAATGGTGACTTGTTGGCTGTGTCAAAACTTATGAGACACGCATCACCTGCCACTACAGCAATTTATGCAGAGTTGGCTTCACCTGTGGCTAAGCAAGTTATTAACTCAATGCAAACTCCAGGTATAGAATAAGAACAAGAACCTGCGCAAATACCCTTGAAAGGTTCTTTATGAATTTGAAAGTTGCAAAAGACGTTATTTTAAGAAGCGTTGCTTTATTTTTAGTTACAGCTTTACCAGCAATTGGTGCTGGTTCTTTTATTGGTGTTGAACCAATTAACTCTGCTGTCATTGCAGGTGCTTTAGCAGTTAGCCGTATCATCACAGATTTAGCAAAAGCATTTCTTGATGACGGAAAATTAACTCAAGAAGAAGTTGATGCAATATTCAAAAAAGCCAACAAGAAAGATGACAATAAATAAATGGGTTTACCTATTAAAGACGGAAAAATAACAACTGCTTACAAAAAACTTGGAAAGATGTGGTCCAAGGGTTATCACACAGGAGTTGATTTTGCTGTAAAAACAGGAACACCTGTTCTTGCTGTTGCAGACGGAAAAATTGAACCTGCTAACTGGGGCAAAAGTTACGGAACTCAGGCAGTACAAAAAGTTGATGGTGGATGGGTTATTTATGCGCATCTTTCAAAACTTGATGTCAAACCTGGTGACAAAGTAACCAAAGGCCAACAAATCGGTTTAAGTGGCAATACTGGTAACTCTTCAGGCCCACACTTACATTTTGAAATGCGTGACAACATTCGTTGGTCAGCAGGAAAAGACTTAGACCCAAAAGCTGTATTGGAAGCATAATTGAAAAAGCGCACAAAACTGCGCTTAGTTTTGTTTGCTCTTCTTTTGGCTTTTGTTATGTCACCAAGTTTTGCTGACGAGCAACAAATCAATTTAACACCTGAAGTGCCATACGTTGATATTCCAATTGAGGCTACTGAACCAACAACTTTAACTGTGCAAACAACAAATGGCACACCACAAACTAACCCAGGCTTTATTGATTCTTGGATTGAACTTTGGCAAGGTGCAACAAAACTTCGCGCTGATGATGATGGCGCACATGCTGGCACAAATGTTTTAGCTTCAATTATTACAGCACCTATCGAAACAGGTTTTTATTTTATTCGTGCAACTTCTTTTGCTTGGATGGCAAGCAATCAAACACAATTCCCAACAGGAACATATCTTTTAACTTGGTCTGGTGTTACAACCATTCCAACAGCCACGCCAACACCAACAACAACCCCACAGCCGACAATAGAGCCGACTCCCACAAGTGAGCCAACTCCCAGCGCAACACCCTCACCAACAGAAGTTTCACCTACACCAACCCCCACACAAGAACCAACGCCATTACCAACCCAAGAACCAATAACAGATAACTCAAATGACGAAGCCTCTTCTGTTGAGGTAATTCCAGAGACATTACCAACGCCAGAGCCGACACAGACAGCAACGCTAGAACCAGAGATAATTGAGCAAATAGTTGAACCAGAAACAATTGAAACTCCTATCATTGAACCTGAGTTAAGTGTAGAGGAACTTGAAGAACAAATACAAGAGCAAATTGATGAACTTTACATTGCTGAAAACACTATAGAATTACAAATACCAACTGCGCTTGCAGAAATACCTGGGGTTGAACAAATCTTTGAAGCAACTGAAGCGATTTTGAATGTTGGTTCTGATATGACTCAAGAGCAACGTGAAGAATCACAATCTGTTGTTGTGGGTGCAATCATTGTTACCCAGATAGCTTCAATGGCTTCTGTTTCTGTATCACAATCTTCAAGTAGAAAGTTTAAGAAATAATGAATTGGGTTAAAAAATATGTTGTTGCTATGTCAGGTGATGTTTGGACTTATGTGGGTCTTGGTATTGCTTATTTTACTTTGGATGGGTCAGCAAAAGTTGTAACAGGATATTTAATCATTGGTGGTCTAGTAATATGGTTGATAACTTTGCCTTTAAGGGATTCTGATGACTGAAGCAATTATTATGGGTGGCCAAATCGCAGGTGCTTTATCTGCTATTGGTGGAGTGGTTTTTATTATTGCTAAATATGCAATTGTGCGACCTATTACAAATTACATTGATGCGCGTACAGTCCAGATACAAAAGAATCAAAATGGGGGTCGCAGTTTGACAGATGTAGCTTTAGGGGTTGCTAGGGTTGAACGCAAAATTGAGCATCTAGGTAAAAGGGTTGAAACCTTAGAAAACACGCTGAAAGCCCCACAAAGCCTGTAATTGTCTGACCCATCCTATACCTTGTGTTATACAAGGAAAGGTGATTATGGTTAAAATAACTGATGAAAGCATCTGGTCAAAACTTGACCTAAAAGACCAAATTAAATGGTTACAAATCGAGGCAGATATGCAAGAACAAAAGTGCATGTCATGCTATGAATGGGTTTGTATCTGTGGAGAGGACTTCTAGTGGCTTGGGATTTGAGTTCTTACGAATTAGTTGAAGACAGAATTAAATCTTTTTGGGCTGACCATTTAGAGGATGGTCGTATTGAAACTGAACTGGTTTCACATAATGAGGGTCATTACATTGTTAAAGC